CTTGGAGACAAGTTTTTTCCCTCCCCTTTTTCTAAGCAGTACAGCGGTAGTTGGTACTCTGGAAAAGAAGTTATTGCAGAGTATAAAAAGAAACTTGGTGGTACCTGGAAAGTTATGGGTAGTAAATCTAAAATTAAGCATCGTACCTTTAAAGATAATGAATTTGCTGCCAATGGTACTCGTCCTGCTGTAATGGTAATGGAAGAGATTGGTATGTTTAAAAACCTTAAAGCCTCTCACGAAGCTTCTGTAGAGTGTATGAAAAACGGAGCTTATAAATTTGGAAGCTGCATGTATTTAGGCACAGGTGGTGATATGGAAGGTGGAGGTACTTTAGATGCAAGAGATATGTTTTACAATCCAGATGTATACGATATGGTAACATTTACCGATGAGTGGGAAGACAAAGGTAAAATATCTTATTTTGTACCTGCGTATAGAGGGCTTAACCAATACAAAGATGATAACGGTAATACTCAAGAAATAGCTGCTAAAAAATATTTAGAAAAGTTTAGAGAAAAATTAAAGAAAAGTAAAAACTCTAGAAGTGCATTAGATGCAGAGTTGCAAAACAGACCGCTTGTACCATCTGAAGTATTTCTTACGCGCACAGGTAACTTATTTCCTGTAGCAGATTTACTTACAAGACTTGCAGAATTAGAATCTACTAACAAAGAAAGAAACCATGATTATATAGGAGATCTTTATATAGACTCTGATAGCAATAAAATTAAATGGAAACCAAACGCTAAACTTTCTCCTATAGTAGATTACCCTCTTAGAGGTAGTGATGATTTAGCAGGATGTGTAGTAATATATGAAATGCCTTTTGAGGATTCTGACGGTAAAATACCATACGGCATGTATCTTGCAGGTACAGATCCTTATGATCATGATGATTCTACTACATCTTCTTTAGGATCTACATTAATTATAAACAAACTTACAAATCGTATTGTAGCAGAATATACTGGAAGACCAGACACTGCTAATGCATATTACGAAAAAGTAAGAAGATTGTTACATTTTTTTAATGCAAAGTGTTTGTATGAAAATGAACGTAAAGGTATGTATCAGTATCTAGAGTTTAAAAATCAAACTCATTTGTTGCTAGATCAACCTACTATTATAAAAGATGTAGTTCAAAATAGTAGAGTAAATAGAGGTAAGGGTATGCACATGTCTAAACCTTTAAAAGATTACGGAGAAGAGTTAATTAAAATGTGGTTACTAGAAAACTATCAAGATGAAGAAGGTTTATTAAATCTTCACAGAATACGTAGCATACCTTTATTAAAAGAATTAATATCGTACAATGCTACAGGAAACTTTGATAGAGTAATGGCTTTTATGATGGTTTGTTACCATTTACAAGAGGTTAAAAAAATAAAAGTAGATAAAGAAAAAAAAGTATCTACTATATATGATCAATCTTTTTGGGCAAAGCCTTTATATGCTAGAAAGAAAAAATTGTTTTAGCTATAAAATTAATTATTAAAAATCTAATTTTATATGTTATTATTTGTGGGCAAAGCTAAAATTATTACTTTTGTCCTTTAATTCGCGAATTTAAAAAAATATTAATATGGCAACAGTAAATGTAACATTGTCTCTTTCGAGTACAGATTTATTTGCAAAGCAAAATCTTAGCTTTACAGAGACAGATGTATTATCTCCTTCAGGAGATCAACAGTTAGTTGGAAAATTATACTTAACAGGTACAGGGACAGAAGACCCAATTGTTTTAAAGCAATTAGACGGGTCAGAAGATAGAGCTTATTTATACATGAAAAACCTAGCAACAGCAGACACCGATTACGTAGAAGTATCAGGTAGAAGAAGCGCTGTAAGTACAGACTCAACAGCAAACGATTGGTTTGCAGTGTTAGGGCCTGGAGAATTTTTATTTATCCCTCTTTCAAATTTATTAAATGTAGATTTAAGAGCTGCAGCAGGTAATCCTACAGTAGAGTATATTTTAATGGAAAGAGCTCAATAATTATTTAAATAAAAAAATATGGCAACTTTAAACGCAACGTTTAGCGTGTCAAGCACAGATTTGTTTGACAGCGTTAATATAGCAAAAACGGTTAGTAAAGCTTTAACAATTAATGGTGATAATCGTCAAGGGTTAACAGTAGTAAAAACAGCTAATGATGCTGACTTACCTTTAACTATAGAAAATTTATCTGGTACTACTGGTGGTGGTAAAAAAGCATATATATATGCAAAAAACTTAGACGCTACTGCAGACTTAGTATTTAAAGATGATGGAGATGAGCCTTTTGCAAAACTAGCTCCAGGAGAATTTATGTTCTACCCGTCTGCAGATAACACTACAGTAAAAGTTAGAGGATCTGCTGGTACACCTCTTTGCGAATACCTTATCTTAGAAGTAGAATAAAAAAAACTTTATGCCTCGTATAGATTTTCCTAGACAAAAACTGAGTAAACGAAAAAAAACTCAGAAATGGGGAGAAGATTGTATAGAAGCTGCTTTAGGTTTAATTGGTATTTATGATCATACAAGACGTAGTTCTCGCTTTAAGAAAAAGCGAAACTATGATCTTTATAATGGAAAGTTCGATAAGAAGGATCTTGAGTATGTAACAGACCCATTAGGTTTAGGCGGATCAGCAGAACTTCCCGCATCATTGCAATACTACGATGTAGTATCTCCTATATTTAATTTACTTTTAGGTGAAGAAACTAAAAGAGCATTTAGCTATGTAGTTCGTTCAGTTAACGAAGAAGCTATTGGGGAAAAAGAAGAAGAGAAGAAAAAAGCAGTGGTAGGGTACTTTCAAGGCCTTATGCAAAAAGCTATGGAGTCTTACATGCAAGGGCAAGAGCAACCTGAAGGTGAGCAGGCCACGCAAGAGCTTATGGCTGAAGCCCAACAAAATATACCAGAAGAGCTTAAACGTATTCAAAAATATTTTGAGTATGATTTCCAAGATATGAACGAGTCTTCTGCTCATAAACTATTAACGTATCTTGAAAAACAACAAAACCTAAAACGCAAATTTAATAAAGGGTGGGAGGATGCTCTTATCTCAGGAGAAGAAATTTACTGCATTGAAGAAGTGTCTAACGAACCAGTAGTTCGTAATGTAAATCCTGTTGAATTTTATTGTTTGCTTCCTCATAATTCAGATTTAATAGATCATGCTGATGTAATTGTAGAAGACACTTGGATGTCTGTAAACACTATAATTGATAATTATTATGAAGATCTAACTCCTTCTCAGATAGACAAACTAGAAAAAGACCAAGGAAATAGAAGTTCTATGGAAAGCTCTAGTAGTTTAAATTACCCTTCACCAGAAAAATTGTTTATTGAGAATAGAGAAGGAGAAGATGGAGGAAATCTTTTTAATCATTATGATCAAGATGGTAACATACGTGTTACTAAAGTAGTTTGGAAATCTATGCGTAAGATAGGTAAGCTATCATATATAGATGAGTTAGGTAAAGAACAAGAAACTATTGTTTCAGAATCTTACAAAGCAAATCCTGAAGAAGGTGAGTCAATAGAAGTTTTGTGGGTTAGTGAGTATTGGGAAGGTACAAAGCTTGGAGAAGATATTTATATACACATACGCCCAAGACCTAACCAATTTAGACATATGGATAATCTTTCTATATGTAGTTCTGGTTATGTAGGTACAGTGTATAATGCAAATAATTCACAATCTGTTTCTTTAATGGACAGATTAGTTCCATGGATATACTTGTATATAACTATGTGGTACAGACTTGAGCTTGCTATTGCAGCAAATCAAGGTAAAATAGCACTTATAGATTTATCCTTAGTTCCTGACGGATGGGAAGTAGAAAAATGGATGTACTACGCACAGTCAATGAAGTTTGGTTTTGTAGACTCATTCAACGAAGGTAAAAAAGGACAATCCACTGGTAAACTTGCTGGTAATATATCTACACAAAATAAAGTGTTAGATATGGAAACTGGTAATCATATACAGCAGCATGTACAGTTATTAGATTTTGTAGAACAAAAAATACACAC